GGTGTTGCGGAACAGTTTGAATATGCGCTGGTCCAGTTTGTTTAGCTTTACCCACTGTTGCAGTTGTTTCTTGATAATACCAATTTCATGATCAGTGGGCTTGTCATTGTACTTGACGTCAAATGGTGTGCCGTTGGTTTCGTTCATTTGGGTGGAAAACTCAGCAATGATGTCCAAACAGGCATTGACTTCCGAGTCCATGTCCATGTTCTCATACTGATTGTAACGTTCCACACGATTGGGGTGACCTGAGTAAACTTCAGGTAGTCTGCTGGCATAGTTGCGAAACACAAAGTCTGCTTGTGCCGACGCATTGCTGCCGTCGTTGCGAGGATAGTTTGGTAAGCCAAATTGATTCTTGCCCGAGATTGGGCTCATCACACCTGAATTATCTGCGACTTTGAAGTATTTGCGCCACGAACCTTGTTGTTTATCTGCCATAGTAGTTTATTTACCGTGATTACGACTGCGCACGTAGCATCTTGTTCTGTACGTCAACAGAGTTCTTTTGAGCAGCAACCATTTCTTCCATCATAGCAACCATTCTGAAATTGCCTTCGGCCATGGCTTCAAACATTTTCACAAAGTCTCCGCTGTTGTTTTGCATTGGTATTACTGCTTCTTTGCCGTGCAAGGTTGCTTGATATCCAGATTCTGGCCCATCTGCTATCATGCCTGTTTCGCCAGACAGTTGAAAGTGTACTGGGTCTTTGGGAACCAGTTGGTGTAATCCTTGCCCATTCAACGCCTTGAGTGCTGCAGGATCATTGTAATTTTGAATATCTACTGCTAGTCCTTTTTCGTGTGAACTGGTACCCGGGCGACCAACTGGCATACCAGTAGGCCCAATGCCTGGACGTCCGGCATCAACTGTTTCTTGATATAGTCGGACCTGGTCTTCTGGATCACGCTTGGCGCTGTTGATTTTGAGTTTATTACCAGTTAGTGAATTGTACTCACTGGCTGCATTTAGCACAGCCGTTTCTAATCTGTCATCAAGTCCTTCAAAATTACTTGCTGATCCACTTGCACCACCAAACTGCAAAAGGTCAGTTGAAGAGGCTTTGAGTCCTTGTCCGCCACCCATAGCGGACAAATTAGACATGCCACCACCGCCACCCATGCCGCCAGCACTTGGCATAGATATTCCACCACCGCCCATTGACCTCATCATGGTAGCGTTTTTACGCAAGGCTGCACCGGCTTCTTTGCCTCCAACTTTTTCCACGGCTTCAACCATTTTCTCAAGTATATCGTTTTGCTCTTCGAGCATTTCGATCTCGTCACCCATTAACTGTGTTTTTAAAGTTCTTAATCTGTCAGACAGGCGACTAAAATTTTGTGTTTTCTTTAGATCTTGATCTGTGAGCTTTTCTAATGCTTGTGTATCTTTCAACATCTCATTGTAGAGATTGTTAATCTTGTCCAGTTGCTCACCACCAGCACCTGCCATGCCTCCAGTGTTAAGTGTTCCCATTAACTGGCTTTCAGGAATTACTAGCTCATTACCGTGAAGCATTGCCAGATACCCTGATTGAGGTCCTGTTAAGAAACCTCCTTCAGAAGCCATGGGTATGTTACTCATATCAACTGCTTCTACAGATCCTTGTGCATCCTTCATCCTGCGAATATCTTCAGCACCAGCTTCTTCGTAACGACCATCTTTTGACAATCCTTCTTTTTCAGCTTCCATTCGCTTTCGAGCAAGAAATGTTTTTCCTCCTGTACTGAATATTCCAACCAGACCTTCTACTGCTTTAGCGGCGTTGGTTTCGGCTTTCTCAAGCCCTGACATTTTTTCATAATTTTTAGCTGATTGAGCTGCTTCTTGATCTGACAGTTTTTCACCGCTGGCCATATTCTCTAGCCCTTTGGCAGCAGCTCCAGTTGCTTTGGCCAACAAAATCATTTTATCTTGCGCTGGTCCAATGCCTGCAAAAATAAAATTAGTCATTGCCTTGTTGGCTTCTATTTGAGTCAACACCACTTCTGTTTGTTTCTTTACCAGCGGATCTGCTCCTTCTATCTGAGCTTTTTGATCTTTGTTGATTTCTGCAAGAGTTTTAGTAAAGCCGTTTTCTGCTAGTAATCTTAAATTTTGTTGTTCTGCAAAGTTTCCGTATCCACTACTCTCATAAGCATTGAGTTGACCTAACTGTGTACCAACTGTATCAGCCGTTTTCCCCATGGCCTTGGCCACACGGTCAGCACCTTCGGCTGCGGTAATTTGTTTGTTTTGAACTAGTTCAACAACTCTGGCCAGTTCGCCCTGAGATGCCAGGTTAGCTTCTTGTGCTTCTTTGCTTGCTAGATTGCCGGTGATAGCCGCGTTAAATGCTGTTTGCATTTTAGGTCCAGCACCACCAAGCATGTTTCCTAATTGTTTTAACGCATCGGCACCTTCTTTGTTGCCGGCCATTTCCATTGCTCGCAGTTTGGCTGCAGACTGTTCTTGTTGCAACATGCGATCACGTTGCGCTTGCATATCTGCACGACTTTGACCAGTTAATTTGGCCAAGCCGTCCATTTCTTTCAAATAATCCTGTGCTCCTTTAGCCAACTGAGCAGTGGTCATGGTTTGGGCTCTACCAGTTCGTGCTTGAGTTCGCAGATACTCAGCAGTGCCTTCGTTGATATCCTTTATGTCCATGCCAAGGTTCATTAGGCCTGCACGGGCAGGTGTCATTGCCTCGCCTATTGCAGCAAACTGTTTTCGTCCTTGTGATACAGATCCAGCAAACAACGCAAAGTCTTTGGAGTTTGAAGCAACCAAACTAACCAGTTGGTCTAATTCGCCCATGGCCAAGCCGAGCTTTTGGGCATCGTTCTTCAGGCCAGTCATGCCGTCGGCAGCTGCTCCTCCAGATTTGGCTAGACCTTGATATCCTTTGTGAAGCTGATCTGCCATTTCATTGGCGGCTTGTGTGTACTTGATAAACGCAGTGGTTGCCATAGTAATGCCGGCAACCAAACCTTTGATCAAGATACCGCCAGGAATCATCAATGACAGGGCCATACCAGCGGCAGTGGCTGCATTACTGAGTTCATCTAGACTTGAATTAAATGCAGACGCACCTTTTTTGCCGTCCAGCATGGCTTTGCCGGCTGCCATACCAGCAGATGCCAATGCACCTATTGCTTCTGCACCTTTTTTGGTACCAGCAGTGAAGTTTTCAACCCCGTGCTTGGCCTTCATTTCCGCATCAGTTCTTGCGTCTAGAGTTTGTTGAGAAACTCTGCCGTTGTTAGCTAGCTCTTCGTTGACTCTTCGCAACGTTGCGGCTAGGTCTATTGCGGCTTGATTCGCTTCTGCATTTCCATCTGCCATGTTTTACCACCCATAAGTATTGCTATATTTATAGGTGATTTATGTCCCAAACTACGAACCCACTAAAACAATTTTTTAGACAACCAGCAATTTACTTGCGTTTGCCATCCAATGGCAAGTACTGGCCCGATCGTGCAATTGAATTTCCAGAAAATCACGAGCTGCCGGTTTATCCCATGACTGCCATAGACGAGATTACATACCGCACTCCAGATGCGTTGTTTAACGGACAAGCTGTGGTCAATGTCATACAAAGCTGTGTTCCTGCGGTTAAAAACGCTTGGGCCGTGCCAGGCATAGATTTAAATGCAATCTTGGTTGGCATAAGAATTGCCAGCTACGGACATGACATGGAAATCAATTCCAAATGCCCAAGCTGTACAGCAGAATCAGAGTTCAATGTAGACCTGCGCATGATCTTGGATCAAATAAAACAGCCCGATTACGATACCCAAATCAAACAAGGCGATCTAGAAATTACCATTTGCCCCATCAGCTACAAACATCAAAATGATATCAATCTACGACAATATGATCAACAACGTATGATTCAACAGATACAACTAGATGAGTCGTTGACTGATGAGCAAAAAGTTGAGGCCTTGAACAAAACATTGCATCAAATCACCGAGCTCACTATTGAAACATTAAAATACAGCATCAGCAGTATTCGTGCTCGAGGCACGTTGGTTACAGAATCAGAATTCATTGCTGAGTTTTTGACCAATTGCGACCGTAAAATTTATCAAGAAATTCGAGATCGTATTATCACCCTACGTGCCGACACTGAACTCAAACCGTTTGACATTGAATGTCCAGAATGTGGGCACAAGCATCAACAAACTCTTACCCTGGACCAAGCAGCTTTTTTCGGGGTCGCCTCCTGACATTGACTCCTGAAGACATATCTACCATGGTAGATAACATGGACAAGGAGGCTGATACTATTCGTCGTCAAAGTTTAAAAATGTCGTGGTACATGCGCGGAGGCGCCACATACGAAGATGTGTTACAAATGAGTACATCTGAGCGTAAAATGCTAAGTGAACTGATCAAAGAAAATCTTGACACAACCAAGTCAAGCAAACTGCCTTTCTTCTAATGGAACTTGAACAAGTCAAACATGATATAGAGTCCTGGATTGAGAACTTTGTAGAAGTTCCGCATCCGGCCTTGGGCGGATTTCCTCCTTGTCCATTTGCACGTCAGGCCAGACTGAAACGCACGTTTGAAGTATACCTAGGAACAGATCCTTACTATGATCTCAAAAATCGAGCACGGTGGGGTATGAGTGGCAAGGAAGTTATTATCTATGCATATGATCCTTCAGAATGGAGTCACGAACTGTTTTCGGCCAGCATTGAATCTGCCAATACTGAACACCTGTTACGAGCCGACATCCTAGCCCTAGAGGATCATCCTCACGACATTGAAAACGTCAACGGTGTTATCATGAATCAAGGCAAGTATGCCCTGGCACTTGTACAATGTCTAAGTGATCTAAACACCAAAGCAAAACTCATGGCCAACAAAGGTTTTTATCACGACTGGCCAGAAGAGTACTTGCAGGGCTTGTTTCAGCACAGACAGGATCCTAGGCAATGAGTTTGATTTTTGCAAAAATTGATCTTGATCAAGTTACGTATCAAGCCAACATCGATTGTGAGTTGCTGGATCCAGTGCCCATAAACGATATTCAAAGAATTTATAGAGCCTATTGTGCGCACAAGCACTTTCACAGCGTCATGCCCATGGTACCAGGAAGATTTTTGGTACCGGGCACAGAAGTCTGGGGCTACAGAGACAACAATCAATTGGTGGCCTGGAGCATGTATCGCATCTGGGACCAACACAGTGTGGTGTGTGATCATCATGCTTGGGATTACCGAAATCCTCGATTGAGACTGGGCATACTTAGTTTTCAAAACGAGTGTGCTATCTATCGAGACCGCGGATTCAAAACAATGTATTTTGAAAGTGTAGAACCTTACATGTTTGATATACAAGGTTTCAAATTATTAGGACCACTGGAGTAACTTATGGATTTATACACAATTTGGGCAGACAAAGAAGGCGACATCACAGACCTTGAATGGGTCAACGGCATGAAGAGTTTCTTTGATCATTTGATTTCAGAAGGCAAAATGGAGAGTTATAGAATCACCCGATGCAAGATGGGATTCCGTAGCATAGCTGACATGCCTGAATGGATGATCATCATGGAGTTCCGCGACATGGGTCAAATGGATTCAGCATTCAAACGAGTAGCACCACTTGAAGGTGAACTTGAAGTCAAACACAAAAGTTTCAATCAATTTGTTTCAGGCAACATACAACATGCCTTGTTTAGAGATTGGCCAGATCAATTCTAATACCACTTCAAGATGTGCTACGCACATCTATTGATTCGCTATCGCTCATCAATGTTTTTATTTAGAGAGCGAAGCGATTGTAAGCTTCATCCAGATCTTATGGTCACACTTTGCCCGCACAGGGCAAAGAAACTTCATCCGAGTCGGGCAAGTCACTTAGCGTTACAACATTACAGAGGCGGTTGTCCTGTACCTCGAGTTGCGTCTTTATTACAACGGCAATTTGCACAACATACGCTAACACATCGTACAAACCTGCTACCCCACGGTAGCGTCTTTTTAGCTTTTTATTCGTCTTCAAACAGCAAAACCGCGGCATTTGGCGATCGGCGTCCGGTCAAGGATAGTTGCTGAGTGCTCACTAGCGCGGTGAGACTTCCACTCCCTGTGATCCGAGATCCAGGTCTAGGGCACACGACTTTGGCCTGTGCGAGCCTTAACTGCTTAACTTATTGATTATGTGGCTGCCGTGGACGCGAACTTGAATGTGACCGTTGTACCAGTCTGTACTTTCAAGAACCCGTTGTGTAAATTGTTCTCTTGCTTCGATATAACTACACTCTGATTTAGATTTGCAGTAATAAAGTATTTCTCTTGTGAATTTTTCTTTTCCGAGAAGCTCTACATCTTTTGAAAGTTCTGGGCTGCTGCCGTAGTAGTCACGCCAATCAGAATCTATCTTTGATCGAACTTTGCGTTTTTTACTGGTGCCGTTTTTGAGTTTGACTGTGCGTTGAGTGGTGCGAGAGAATTTTGCTAGTTTTTTGCCTATGTATCGACGATTGTTGGTTGTATTGGTTATGATGTACACAAAGCCCACGCAATCTTCTGGGAGAGAGTCCACTGGTTGATTTTGGTAAAGCCATGTCATCTAACATAGTTATCGTCGATGTGTGTATTGTTGAAGTTTTTGAATGATATGGTCAGCAAATTTACGGTTACTGATCTTGCCAGGGTGCAAGTCGTCAGAACCTTTGTCAACATAAAAAAATTTTCGGTATGCTTGATCTAAATTTAACCAATTGAGTTTGAGTGCCTGTGTGTCTGCGTAGTCTTGGTGGATTTTATCATAGAGAGCAAAAAATTCTGCATCGTCTCTGGTTTCTAATTGCAATATTTGTTGAGTAAGTTCTGTGGTTTGAGATGGAGATCGAGTTGAGTCGACAATATGTTCAAAATATTTTTTGTCTATGTTCAGTAAAGAATTTACAAAGAAACATTGTGTGCCATAGCTCTGTGCCATGACATTGATCAACGAACTGTAATACAACACTCCCACAAGGTCGTAATGATGATGAGTTAGGCTAAAAAATCTGTCTCTTATGTTTTCAACATATGATCCAGGAATGGTATACCCAGGATTGAGTTTTACATCATCTATGTTGCTATTCTCTAAATACAGTTCAGTGTTGTAGAGCTCTAAGCCAGGATTGACATGCAGTCGTTTGGTATTGGTCCATGACACAAACAAATTACCACCAGCAGGATAAGCTGCCAAGCTGGCCAATGCTGTGAGAAATATGCCAGTGTTAGTCGACCCACTGTTGCCTAAATTCACCAAAACAGTGTTGCACAGCAGTGGTGAATTGCGATGAACTATGTTCACCCATAGGTCAGGATCTTGGGATCGTTGATCAAGCCCATCGCCCTCCACATAAGAACACCCGCAAAAGATTGTGTGCTTCATGCTATGTCTACGTCAGTGTTATAACTGGTAAAACCATTCTCTTTGACGACCTTGAGAATGTTTTCCACACGCCCAGCCAGTTCATCTCTGTGCGATACTAACCAAATACTCTTGTGACGTTCCCTGCTCATCTTCTTGAGCAAGGCTAGTGCGTTTTCTACACCTTGTGTGTCCAGGCCGTTGTCAATCAACTCGTCTATGAACAACAAGTTGATGGGTGAGTATAAACTTTCCCATACGTCACGGAACGCCCATGACATTGACAGGATCAATCGGTTACGCTCACCGCGTGATAAGTTATCAAAGTCCAGTTCACGACCCAGTTCTTCAATGCTTACAGTCAGGTCGTTTTGAAACTTTACAGTGTGTGGCAGGCCAATACGATCCAAGTAATGTGTAAGACGTGCATTTAGATAACTTAAATTTTGATCAATAATCTTCTTGCGTACAAAACTGTCCTTGGATGTTAGCAGTTTGAGCAAGAAGTCTTGATGATCTTGCAAACGAGTAAGTTCGTTCAGTGTATCATATGACACAACTTGTAGAGCCTGACCTTGCATGTCTGAGATTTGTTCTTCATAAGGATCTGCGTCTGCTTGACGTGAGGTTAAATCTTTGCGTAAGGTTTCTACGGTATTATGATGATTCAGTGCTTGTTCTAGCGAATCATAAAACACCGTGGGTGCCGTGCCCAACGTACCAATTTGGGTGATAGTATCTTCATGCCCTTGGCGTTGTGTATCATTGGCCAAGAGTTGTAGTGCTGTTTCTTGTACCAAGGCTTGTTTGGCCTGCTTTAACTCATCCTGTTTGTCATCATGCAAGTCTTGCCCACATGAGTGACACTTATGAGCATCCAGGGCCGCAATCTCAGTTTTGAGTTTATCTAATAACTTGTTTAGTTTGGCATCCTCTGTGTCAATTTGACGAATATAACGGTTAGCATCGTCTAGGGCTTTTTTCTTCACATGGAACGCTTCTAGATCTCTATGTGCTTGTACTTCGGCATCAATGTTGATGTGTTCAAGATCAGCAATGGCTTGTTCTAGTCGGCCCACATCTTCATCACGTTTGGCAATCCATAGCCGTTGACGTTTGCGCAGACTTTCGATCTGTTCTTCAATACGTTTGTTGGCTTCTTGCACCGCACGTATGCGAAACTCTTCTGCCTGAATAGCGTCTTTGGTAGACTTGTTAAGTTCTTTGATTGCGTCAGCACGTTCACTCAGCAAGGTAATGCCCAACAACTGCTCAATAATAGTTCGTTGATCGTTTGCCTTCAAACTCAAGAACGGTTCCGTATAAGTGTTCAATGCCAGTACATGTCGGAACATGTCATGGCTCATGTTCATCACACGCTCAATAGCATCTTGTGTTTCTCTTGAGTCACCTTGCGCCTCATCTTCGGCAGCTTTGTGTTCGTTATTAATGTAGAAACGCAACACGTTGGGTTTACGACCGCGTTCAATTCTGTATTCTTGACTATTAACTGAGAAGTCCAGACTAACCAACATATTCTTGCCGTTGGTTTTGTTTACTAGATTGTCTTTGCGGATGTTACTCAGTGCTTGCCCATACAAGGCATAACTTAACGCATTGATGATTGTGGTCTTGCCTGTGCCGTTGCGACTGCCATCCCCGCCTAGGTCCAAGTTTTCGCCCAGTACCAAAGTCAAGTCGTTGCGGTCAAAGTCGATGCCTTGAGTAGTTGCGCCCACACTCATGAAGTTTTTAACAGTTAAGTTTTTAATTTGGATCATAGTGTTTGATAAATCTTCAACAGTAATTTGTTGTCGTAGAATTCTGATTCAATGTTAGTGATTTGATCTGTGACAATTTGATCTACTGATTCAAATTTGACTTCACCAGGTGCCATGTCTGTGTCTACTGCGGAATTCTTGTTGGGTATCAAGGCCATCTCTCTTAACCCATATTCTTTGATATAAGTTTCTTTGATGAAGTTAGCTTCCTCATACGAAATCTCAATGTCCAACTGCACCCGCACATGCATGTCTTTTGCAAGTAGAGTGGGTGCATTGTCAATGATACTGGCCAAACCTAACACACGATATCTTGGTTGATCGGGCCAGGCATGAAACTCTGGCTCTTTGCCCCATTCCAGAATCATCATGCCACGCTCATCATCTCCAGCGTCAGCATAGTTGTGTGGAAAGCAATTGCCAATGTAGGTAATGTTCTTTTTGGTTTGGCGTTTGTGAAAGTGTCCAGTGAACACATGCTCAAAGTTGTTGAAGTCTTCTCTGCGAACTTCGCCGTGATCCGGCATCTCTACCATGGCGTTCATTAGATATCCAGGCAACTCAAAGTGCCCGAACATGTACTTGCCTTTTAGTTTGGGTATGCGTCGATGATCATCGCCCACAAGCCAAGGTGCAATAACCACATCGCCATTGCAAAACCAATCGTTGCAAATTTCCACAT